GAGTTTAAGTAGTATCTGGGGGTAGAAGGAAAAATAGTAGAAGAAAAAATAGTAGAAGAAAAAAGAAAAAGAAAAAGAAAATAATATAATATAGTATAATGTCGGAAAGTATAGGGTCTAATACTTTAACATCTACAGAATCACTCGAAATTGATCCTGGATATGATATTTCAACGTCTTTTGAACAGCAAATAGAAAGATATAATCTACATAATGATGAATTTCCAGAAGAGAAAATACCAGAAGATATACTAATTTTAAAAGATTTAAGAGGTCAAATTAGGCAAATGTATAATGACGATAGTTGTATAAATGATTATAGAATAGAAGTAATACTTAATAAAGAATATGATGAAAGTAATGATTGTTATCATAATATGGAATATTTTCGTAAAATGATGAATGAATATCAGAGAATAGTAGAAAAAATGAAAGATTTAAGAGAAAGACATTTTAAAGCTCAATTGCATAATAAAGTTATGCGTGAAGCAACTTATGATGTTTATAATGGTTGTCATGGAGAACTACTATCTACACCAATAACTAAAATAGTACCAAATAGTATTCATAAATATCTAGAAGCACAATTAAGTAAGCTTCGATCAGATCCAGAAGCAGATGAACGAAATATATTAGAATATCGAGTAGAAATGAATTTTCATAAAAATACACCACTCTTTACAGAAGTATTACCAAGTAGTTTTACAAAAGGAGAAAAAGAAGATTTTGAAACTCCCCCATTTCATAATTATCTAAAATTTACTTTTGGATATGAGTTTCCAGAACCTCATGGTGGTGGAGATAAAAGAATTTTTGATGAAGTAGGCGAAGATGTAGAACCTGAAATAGTAATGAGAATATTTGTTTTAGATACTAAAAAAAATAGATATGTAAAACTAGATTCTATTCCCGATATTGAATTCTCATATGAAGATAATGATAAATTTGATATGGGGACATTTAATATAATTACAGATCACGGTCCACCTGGTAATCCAGGAATGTATCCATTAGAATTAACAGTTTCTCCTTTTTCTGAGGATGTTGAAACCAACGATATTGTATTTCCTAAAATAAAACATGCTTGGAGTCATCTTAAAGATAGGGAAGAGAAAGATCTAGAAACAAAAACGATTAATCATGATGAATATTCTTTACTTCATCATTTATTTGAAAATTTGCCTGATTTAAGGACATCGGGACCTTCTCGCGATATAGCTGTATTAGAGAACCCGGTTTTAAAAGTAAACATTTTTAATTCTTCATGTATGGCGAGTGATAATTTTTATGAACTTATAACTAAATATCCCAAATGGTATAGATGTATGAAACAAGAAATAGACAATGCTTTTTCTATAAGAGTATCTGAACAAAATGATGACAAAATCCATGTCTCCAATAAATTAAATAAAAAAGAAGAAGAATTAGAAGCTAAAGAAGAACAACGGACAAAAATTTTAAAAAAACAAGAATTTTTAAAAAAAAAAAAAAGAGCGATCGAAAGTTCTAAAAATAAAGTATTAAAAAAGAGTACACCAAGTCTAGAGAAACTAAGTAAAATAGATAAATCTTTATCTGATATTAATTACAAATTAAAAATGGTCATTGGAGAAAAATTAGATGCGAACGCCAAATTACAAGATGAATTAACCGAGGAAAAAGAGAAGTTAGGAAATAGATTATCAGAAATATATTCACTACTTGAATATTTTGAAAAACAAAAAAATGATATTAATGAATGGTTACAAGGAAATGATTTTAGTGATTCTGTAATGGACACTCGTGGTCATCGACAACTTAAACAGCAAAAACTTATGAAAACGAAAGTTCACGACTCTACATTTAGAGGTGGGAAATCTTTAACGACGTCTAGAAGAACGTCTCGCCGATCCACGTCTAGAAGAAGAACGTCTCGCAGGAGAACGTCCGCGTCTAGAAGAAGAACGCTTAGGAGGGGGGCGTCTCGAAGAAGAACGTCTCGCAGATCTACGAGGTGATTTAGCATCTTCAACTCTTACAGCACCAAACTTACCCCTTTCAGTAACATATCCAGCCTTTACTAATCTATTGTTCTTTTTTGCCAACTTACTTGCTCTCTTTGACTTAATACGACCATCTTTTCCTCTAAATAAATCTTCGCGTTTTAATCCACCTGAAGTTCTATCTTTTGTACCATTAAATACCTGTGCTCTAGATCCTACTGTCATTTTATAACTTAACATAGATTTTTTTTATCTTTAATTTAAATTTTTAACGTAAAATATTCTTTTTTCATCAGAACAACATTTAATAAATGACTCTTTTGATTCACTTTCTTTAAATTCATATATATTTGAAGAATTAAATCGTTCCATCGTATATTCTAACAGTTCGCGATAATCATTAAATATTACACCATCATAAATGTGTAATTCATCAGTTATATGATATTCTTGAAGAAAATATAAATCCAACATACGTATAAATTTGAATATTAATTAAACTTTAAACATTAAAAAACATTTAAGATGTGTTTCACAGCAAAACGAAGAAAAAGAATAAATAAAAAGGAATACCTCTGGAAACCAAACAAAGTCCATCCATTAGCAAAAGAAAAAGTTAATGGAGAGTTTATTGAAAAAATGTCAAAAGAACATTTAAGGTGTAATCATTGTGATCAAAAATTTACCCTTCGTTCTGAAGAAATAAAAATACATTGTGCAGGATGTGATAAATTTTATCATTGTGGAATAGCCGGGGAATGTATGGGAGATGGTTGTACATCAAGACTAGGGAATGGAATGATACACCGATTAAGATATTGTAATAGTTGTGCTAAAGAAGTATATAGTGATGGAACTTGTTTATGTTCTGCATGTTTTAAATAATTAATCCAAATATCATCTTATTCAGATCATTAAATAGATTCTTACATGTTTGAACAATAATCATATATTTACGATTATTTATATTATTATGTATGTGTTTTATAACTTTCATATGTTCTTTTACAATTTTTATATCTTCATATTTCTCTATTTTTTTTAATTTATAATATTCACCTACCTTATTTTCTTTATCTTTAACAATTCTCGTAATTCTACTTAATAAAGTCTTTTCTCTATCATTTTCATTCATTCTAAATAATTCACTTTCTAATCTCATTAAATTAGTAATGAAATATGAAGAATCCAAATATTCCCTTAGAAACCATAAAAGTTTTTCATTTTCATCAGGTTTTTTATAATTATCTATCTTTATATATTCCCGTCCACTATTTATCATATTTTCAAATACCTTATTTGTAAAATACTTCTTATCCATAATAGTATAATTTTCATTAATAGAAACAGTACTTCCAACAATATCAGGTAATTCATTCTTCATCAATTCAAGGTAATCAATATTTCCATAAAATATTACATTACCTTTATTATCTAGTCCACGTCTACCAGCCCGACCAGACATTTGTAAATATTCATCTTTACTAAAGACAGTACCATTTATACCGAGAAAACAACTTGTTCGAACTGGTAAATCTATACCAAGACATAATGTCTTATCTGAAATAACAATTCCAATTTCTTTTTTTGAAAGAAGTTTTTGAAGTATCCAATTATATTCATCGGGAGCATTTTCAATATATAAACCAATTCCTCTTTTTAACATTTGAAATAAAGGACTTTCATATGGAATCTTAATACCCAATGTATTTTTTATTTCTCTGCGTACCTCTCTAATTGTATCGGCGGACATTGGTTCGTTAGAATTTGTGAAAATAAATTCACTATGCTTCTTAAATACATCTTGACTTGTAAAATCAGGATTCATTATGAAATCATTCATCTCTTTTTTAAGATTTTTACTTTGTATTTCTTTTACAATTTCATCTTCATTTTTCTCAATATCATTAATCTTACTCTCATAAAAAGATGTAATTGTCTTTATGTAAAGGGATTTTTCACGCCTCTCAAAATCACTCAATTTATCTTTAATTTCAAATGTAGCGTTGTTAGATGTTACTTTAATATTTGATTTAAATTGTTCTTTCTTATTCAAAAAATTATTATATAATTCTTCTTTCTTTTCCAATAATTCATAATGATAAGGATATTCTTCTTCTTCTTTTTTATCTAAATATTCATATATATATTCAAATATACTCTTACAGATATTTTCATCTGTATTAAACATCAACATTGGAAACATATCTTTCTTTTTTGCCCTTCTAATAAAATCAATAATATTACTATTATCATCATTAACTCTTTCAACTTTAAATGAATCAAAAATCTCTTGAATCTCAACCGGATATTCTTTACTCCATTCTAATAACTTTTCTTTCAAAAAGTCTTCATATTCTTTACAATCATCAAGGGTTAATAGACGTTGTTCTTCAAAATAATCATCTGGAGAACAATCTTCTAACATATCATTTTCTTCATCAATCTCTTCAAATACTTCTTCAATCTTTTCCCAAAGTGTAGCACAATTATTAGGAGTAAATTGAAGTGGAGATTCTTTAAATCCATCATCAATACTTTTAAAAGCACAGAGGGGATGAAGTTGTTTTAATTCATTATCTTTCCATATCCATCGATTATGATTAATAAATCTTTTATTGTACTCAACATATTTTATATTTTTTTCAGGATGTATATTATTAAATATATCTTTAAGAAAATCAATATTCTTAATAGTTGCTGATAAAGCTAGGAAATTACATCCCAACATCTTTATTATATTTTCATATATATGTCCATCATCTTCTTTATTTAAATTATGAATTTCATCAAAAACTGCATAATCAAAATTAGTACCCACTTTATTCAAATAATCTTCAACTTCCAAAGGAGTACCGATGAAAATATTTGTTTGAGCCGTATAAGAGTAATGAGATAAATTATCCAATAGAAAATGAACTTTATAACCCATATTTATAAAATTTGACCCAACTTGATATGCAACTGGTTTAGCAGGACATATATATATTATCTTTTTATGAATAATACCAGTTGACATAGCAATAAAAGTTTTACCGGATGATGTTGGAGCACGAACAATAACACTTTTCTTTTTGTTAACATATTGAATTACGGTGTTTTGCCAATCATCGAATTTTTTAATATCTTTTTCCCAATAATTAAGAGGAGGTAACATATGTCCCAAATTCTTCATCATAAAAACTTTATATTCACTTTCTTCTAATGTTTCATTAATTTCTCGCAATAGTTTTATATTCGTTTCTTTAATATCTTCAATACGTATATTAGTATTCTTTAATTCGAAAAATAAAAGAATAATATAATTCATGTACTTATTCTTCTCTTTCCAAAAAACATCAAGTAAACGAAATTTAAACTCCATAATTCCCTCATCTGTCTTAAGATTTTTCATTTGAATAAATGGTTTCTTAAGATCAATATTTTCAAATAAGAAATTCATCTTATTCATATCATCTTCAATATTCTTCTTTTTACGTATTTCATTTTGACTCTGAATAATAAGATCTTTCTTTTTAGGTTGAACCTTTTTCCCTTTCTTTTTACCTTTCTTTTCATTCTTATTTTTTTCTTCATTAATTATATTATCTTCAATCATATGCTTCAAATTAACTTTGACATCTCCAGCTAAATCCCTCAAGAATATTGAAAGTCTTTGCTTATCAATATTCTGTTGTGAAATAAATGTAGTCATTATTGTTTATCTACTATATATTAGTACTAATTTTTTAAGTATTTAATATCTAATTTCCAGGTCTATTATTATTTAAATTACTTATTTCGGTATTTATTTCTTCTAATTTAGTATTATTTCTACTTATTCTAACATCTAATCTAATCTCTGTTAATGCCTCCATTCTTAAACGTTGACTTTGGAAAATTTCAGGAGGATTTACTCTATCATATTCATTATTCGTCTCTCTAAAATAAGAAGTATAATCTCCAATTTTCAACCTATTTTCTTCATCAAAAAACTGAAGATCCTCACTTAGTTTACTTGAAGTATAACTTTCACCCTCATTTCCAAAACCACCATCTCCGGTATATTTATGTGTTTCAATAAGAGGAGGGATAATATCACTATTACTCCAATTACCACTTGGATAAATATTAGCTATATTAGTTACCATGAAATTATCAATATTTTGATATGTTGCTTTGTTTGCTTGTGAAATATATTTTAATTTCCTCAATCTCTTAATTTCATTTTCTAATTCTTCTTTTTCTTTATTAAGAGATTCATATCTTTCGTTATCTGCTTCTGCCGCAAATGGTATTTCCCCTTCATTACAACCAAATCCTCTTAAAACATTACCATCACATTCTAAACGAATTTCTTCATCTTGTTTTATATATTCATCTTTTCTACATTTTAGATCAACCAATCCGCAATTAATTCCTTTTGTATTATCACATTCATTCATAGATCTTGGTATTTCATATCGTTCTCTTATTGAAGGATCTATATCACATTTTTCAGGAGCACATTTTCCATTAAATTCCGGTACTTTATTTTCTTCACATTTTGTTACTAATAAATCTTTATCTTGAGGATTATCGGGTGTAAATTTGTATCCATTATTACAAGAAAAAACACTTTTACAATTTTCTAAAGATCCTCTAATAAAACAATTACCCTTTCGAGAATTTATTGCATTTGAACGACATAATTTATTATCTTCATCTTCCTGGCTTGGATCACTAATACAATTCTCTAATGGTTTATCACAACCATTATTATATATATATTGAACCATACTTTCTTTAGAATCATTGGAATTCAAAACTATTCCATTTAAAATATCTGTATTTTCACTACTACTAAAATCTAAACAGGCTCCCTTATTATCACCAACCATGGGATCTTCAAGTTGGGCCCCTTCAAAAGAAGGTGTTCCTCCACTCGGATAATTTATTCTTCTTAATTGATTCATATTCATAGTTCTTAATCTTTGTAAATCATTATCACTATCAAATATATTTCTGTATGGTTTGCCCTCTCCAACAATTTCAGAAAATTCACAACTACCCGGTTTAGGTAAACAACATGAAATAGGAGGAGATACATCCCCATTAAGAGTCCATTCAAAATTACCATAAAAAGCTTTACATTTTTCTAAATCATTACTCTTTTCATAACCTTCTGAACAATTATCTGTTTCACCTACACCACAATGTATATATTTTTTTCCCAAAGATGTTAAAGCATCTCTATCACTCCCAACAGGTAATTCTATAACCTGAGGTTTTCCATCACTTCCATTTTTACTGAAAGGACAATTTGCCTCAATTGGAGTTCCAGTACCATCCGAACTACTTAATTTCGGTTCATAACATCTTGGAGGATCACCTTTTAATATATGACCCGTATTACATGGTGTTAATTCGCAACTATGATCACCATCCACTTTACAAGAAACTCCTTCTGCTTTTGTGCCATGATCACAAAAACAACTATTTTTCCTACATGAACCCGTTTTTAAACTAAAGGATGGATCATAACCTATTCTTGTTTTTTCACCACTATCTTCATCATCTTTACCTAATTTTCCAGCATTTTTAACGAAATTTGTAACATCAACATCATTAAAAGTATGGCCAGGGGGACAACGACAATTTTTATCTGTTTCTAAATTACAATTTGTTGGATCTCCATCAAATTTACTTAAATCACATTGACATAAATTCTTAGATTGACCACATCTTTCATTATTATTTCTACCATAACAATATTCATATTGAACTTCACCATCTTTAAATTTACAAGAATCACCTCCTTTTTGTTCAGGTTTAATAATCTTATATTTTCTAGTTTTTAAAGCACAATGATTAGATGGTTCTCCACAATATTCTGTATTCCATTCACCCCATTCTCCTTTACAACTTTTAGTAGGGTCAAATAATTTATCACGGTCTTTCTTTTCATCTTCTCGTTTTTTAATACCTGGATCTTTAACTTCTGGAACATCTTTAACATATTTAATCTGATCAACTTGAAATTCTTTTGATAAAATAGTTTCGTATCGTCTATAATCGGGTGATACTATATTTTGTTTTAATGGTTTATATATCTTTTTTTGTGTTTTTTCCAATTCTTCAGGTATCATTTTTTTATCATGGTGAAGATCCATTAGATATTTTGGGATAATTTTATCACTCTTTTCCATTCTTTTTTTATCATTTTTAATCTTTTCATATTCGACCATAATCTTTTTATTTAAGTCTTCATCAATTTCAAGATAATTTTTATAGCCATCTATATTTTTATTTTCATTCTTAATTTTTGATTCAGTCAATAAATATATAATATATGAAATGACTGCTATAATCAATATATATTTAAGGGAAAACATCGATCTATATATATATAATATGTTAAAAAAAATATTTAAAAAAGATGGGGTTATTTTATTCATTCAAAATGAAGAAGATATTAAATTATGTTATTTCATAATTAATAATTTCATTAAAGATAAAACTATTGATGAATATAAAAAAGATTATTTAAAAACTAAATCATTTAATTATTAACATTATATTGTACCTTGAATAAACTTAATACTTGACTTATAATAAAAGCAATAAATATTAATAATATAACTTTTGTCACTATATTTTCTTCAAAATCTTTAAAAAAATCCATAAATCCTAAATCAGGTGCTTTAAAATCTAATTGATTACTTTTTTCTGTAAGATTTTTATGCATCTGTTTTAATAAAAGTGTATTTTTATGGACTTTCCCCTCACATTTATCTTTTTCATAATATTCAGATATTTCAATTACTTTGGCAACAACATCAGGCATATATTTTAAAAGATTATCAGAAACAACACCTAATTTTTTAAGATAACCTTCATCTCCATTGTTTTCAGTGTTCATTTTTAATAAATATCCTAATATCTCTATTGATGATGTACTCATTCCATTTTGACAAAAACTTTCATCAACATATATGTAATCAAAACATTTACTTATTTCTTTAGGATCAATTAAAATAAATTTTATCAATTTTGATTCAACATATTTTAACTCGGAAATATTTTTAGGATCTCCTAAATCAGTAATGTGTCCCATTTCAAATAATTTACCTAAATAATAACTATCATCGTGTTCAGTACCCATAAGTTTATTCATACATTCTTCAAATTCTCTATTATTAATACGTTCTTCACTAACACCAAAAAATTTAGCAATTGATATTATTCTTTTATTTGAATCATCAGATTCAGGTGTACTTACCATATCGATTGAAGGAGGAGTTTGAGTTTCAGTAGTTTCAGGTTGTAATCCTCTTGTACTTAACCAATCAATAATTTCTTCACGGACCATATTATTAACAGTATGGTCTTCAAATACATACCCTAATATTCCACCCTTTTCTTGATGTATACTGGCTAAATTAATATATCTTCTTATATTTTCGGGCAATATTTCTTTTAATTGCTGTTCAGTTAAATTATTATTTTGCCACCATTCAACATCAATACCATTCTCACTAATAGGGATTGTATAACCATTAATAACTACTGATGTATTTGATTCATTTATTTCTGCTTCATATAAAGATGTAAGTCCCTCTGTCCTTTTTATACTATTCCACTCAATCATATATATATATTAATTATATAATAATTCTATTATAATTTTTGTATTTTTTTCTGAGCAGTCTCTAAATAACGAGAATGATCTATAATATTTAATAAATCTTTTAATATTTTATCATTTTTCATTATAGATAAACTAATTAATATAGAATCAAATCTCTTTCTACCATTAATTCTAAAATCATATTTTTTCATAAAATTGTTCCAATCAATCTTCGTATTTAATGATTTTAAAGTTCCACAAGAAGTTTGAAATGATTTAAAATATGCGTTTGGAAGTTCTTTATATAAATTCCATGCCAAACCTTTTTTCCATGGAGCTATTTGGTACCATACCTGCTTTGTCTTACAACAAGATATAATATCAGTTAAACTTTGATCACCGGTAACTAATATATCATTTATACTATCTTTCATTATTGATATAAAAACACTTCTAGGTTGTGGTAATATATCTGCTCTAAAAACTAATTTTGAATTTTTCTTTTCTTCTCCTTTTATTATTTCAGTTTCATCATTGCCCTTAACTATGACATTATCATAGTTAGAACATACTTTCAATACTTTATTTTTAAATGTATTATCTTCTAATAAATCAACCATAATCCATTCTGGAATTACAATCTGAAAATTAGAATGAACATTTCTATATTTTTTACATATCATTTCTAAATATGAAAAAAAACAATACTTTGAATGGAGACCCCATTCGGGAGAAGGTTGTATATATACTAAAGCATAGGGTTTAGTTATTAATTTCTGCGTAACTTTTTTATATTTATTAAATAATATACCCAAATTATCATATCCAACTCCTATTGGAAATGTATATGGTGGAAATTCACCATTATATTCACTTACCGAGAAAGTATTAAATACATTAGCATAAGATACTAATTTTTTAAATTTATTTATTTGAAATGATTTATTTATTATAGGTATAGCTATCATTATATCGAATTTAATTTTCTTTTTAAGAATTAGTTTATCATAATCAAGACATTCATTAACTCCATCAACCTTACTATGTAGTTTATAAATATCACCATCAATCTTTAGTTCTTTATATTTTTCTGGATTTGTTGTACATATCTTAATATTTGATGTAGGATACCACTCTTTTAAATAATCATAGAAAGTCTTACATACAATTATATCTCCAAATCCGGCACATGGAATATTAAATAAACCAATTGATATATTATCATAATGTTCTTTTTTTATTTTAATATCTTCACTAATTTTCCAAAATATATCATATAAATCTTCGTAATATTTAGACTTTTTACTTAATTTATTAATTTTATCTTTTATTTTATTATCATCCATTATATAATATATTATATATATTATATTATATATGATAGGTGGTGAATTATTATCAAGGGGGTCGGGTTCATGTATTTTTTATCCAAACTTACCATGTTCCTCAAATAAAAAAGATAAAAATAGAATTTCTAAAATTATATATAACTCTAAATCAAAAGAATTATATGATAGAGAAAAAGAAATAAATGAAATAATAAGAAGTATAAAAGGGCATAAAAAATGGTGCGTAATATTTGATGAATATTGTAAACCCCCTCCTTATAATATTTTAAAAAATTATGATAAAAAAGGATTAAAAGAATGTTTAAAAAAAGTAAGTGTACCTGCTTTTGATTCAAATAGTTTAATGTTAAATGGTTTGTATGGTGGAAATACATTAGTAAGTTATTTTAAATTTAAATTTAATTTTGTCAAAAGTGGAAAGAAATTTGAAAAAGACTTTTTAGAATTAATGAAAATGATGAGACCTTTATTTCTTGGATTAGTAGAATTATCTAAAAATAATATATGTCATAATGATATTAAATATAATAATATTGTTTACAAAGATAAAAAAACAGGTTTTAAATTTATTGATTTTGGTCTTTCAACCCATTTAAATAAAAAAGATGATTTTAAAAAAAGAAGTCGGAGAGAATTTAACACATCCAGAATATATGTATTTTATCCCCTCGAATATATTTACTATTTTTCAAAAAATAATGAATTAGAAAAAGAAGCAAATAAAAAAAGAAAAAATTATGATATATTAAAGAATATTTATAAAATATTTAACCTTAATATTGATGATATTAGAGCAGATACAATTTACAGATTATCAAATAAAAGAATTAATTTTGAAGAAATGGTAGAAAAAATAGATATATATAGTCTTGGTATTCAAATACCTCTATTATTTTATAATTATTCTAATAAAATAAATCCACATGAAGATAGTAATGTCATTCAAGATTTTTATTTACTGTTTAAAGAAATGTGTCAACCATTCTCAAATAATAGAATAACACCTGAAAAAGCATTATCAAAATTAGATTCTCTTTTAAAAGTTCATTCTAATAATAATAAGAAGAATTTAACAAAAAAGAAAAAATTAAATAATACTAAAAAGAAAAAAACAAAAAAAGGAAAATAAATTATTATTTCATTACAAGATAACCACCCATTAACATAATACATATACCTATTAGTTTTTCATAATTAAATTCAGCATTTAAAAAAATGATAGCCAATATAAATACAAATAAAGTATTTAAATTTATAATAGATTTCGCATATCCAGGATTTCCACTATTTTTTAATGCATAAAATATTGATGGTTCAATTATTATAAATACTAATATTAATCTTAATACTATTAAACCCATATCTTTTAAACTTGGTTTCTTTATTTTATAATCAGTAACCCCCACATATACCATAGTAGCCATAAATACTAATACATTTGCTATTATGATATAATTAACATAAGTCATTCTATCAAATAATCCCTTTGACATAATATCTCTTAATGATATGAATATAGCAGCAACAAGAGCATAATATTTCCAATTGTCCATATATTAGTTAATATTTTTTTTTGTTTGTTTAAAAAATAGTAAATAAAAGTATGTAATATTATGAAATTAAATGAAATCGATTTTAATATGTTAAGCGATCAAGAACTTGTAGGTTTATGTTTAAAATATAAATTAATCGAACCACAGAGTGTTAATAAATATAGTAGAAATAGTCTTTTACTATTAATTAAAGGATTTATAAAAAGAAAACTAGAAACATATGGTCAAAGAAAAAATCAAACGCAAACACAATCTAATAATAAAAGAAGACTTTCTATATCAGGTAATCTTCAAAAAAATACCATTGGATATAATAAAAATACAAATAATCCCCCAAGAGGTATTAGACAAAGAAGATTATCACAACCAATAACAAAAATAGAAAAAGTACAAGCCGTAGATGATCATAATAAAGCAGAAGTTAAAGAACAGGCAATTACACAAGTAAAAAAAGAAGTTAAATCTCTAAATCCTCAATACGATATAATTGGCATGTATCCGGGGGTCAAAAAATTAATAGCTATTGGAGATCTACATGGTGATCTAAGAGTAACTCTTATTGCCCTTAAATTAGCAGAAGTTATACCACAAACAGCAACACAAGAAAATATAAATGATATTCATTGGACTGGAGGAGATACATGGGTTATTCAATTGGGAGATCAAATTGATAGATGTAGACCAGGCGATTGGGATAAAAACTGTATAGAAAATTATGATGATGTTTTTGAAGATGAAGGTAATAATATGACTATTATTAAACTATTATTAAGATTAGATGATGAAGCCAGAAGGTTTGGTGGAAGATTCCTTGGATTACTAGGAAATCATGAAATCATGAATGTTGATAAAGATTTTAGATATGTATCTCCCAAAGAATTTTTAGAATTTGTACCTCAAAAAGATAGAAATAAAGTTAAAACTGATGATGGTTATCCAATGGGTTATTATCATAGGACAAAGGCATTTGAAAGAGGAAGTAATATGGCAAAACTATATTCAATTAAAAAGAAATCAATAATGACAGTTGGTAGTTTTGTATTTGTTCATGGTGGAATAAGTTATGATTTAGCTAATAAATATACAATCGCAGAAATTAATAATGTTGTTTCAAAATGGATGTGTAAAAATAATAATAAAACTGAAGAAGATATATTTGATGAAATTTTTAGAGATGATGATGATATGTCCCCCTTTTGGTGCAGAATTTTTGGAGAAGATGATGATGAAAACACTGAAAGAGGATTCAATGAAGTACTCGAAAAATTAAATAAAAAAAATAAATTACTACAACCAATAAAAGGTATGGTAATAGCACATACACCACAATTTATGGATAACAAATATCTCAATTCTATGTATAATGACCGTCTCTGGAGAATTGATGTTGGTATGTCCAGAGCATTCGGTAAGCATAGAGAATGTGGAGAAGATAAATATAGACAAGTTCAAATATTAGTTATTCATAATGATAATAAATTTGAAGTAAGAAAGAAACCATTTAATTCTGAACGTTATCCGACCTCAAATATGGGAATGAAAGTTGACATAACAAATGAGACTATGCCATTTTAAACTATTTACCATTAATAATGATATCAATCATCTTCATGATTACCTTTTTCTTTTCAACATCGTTTTCCTTCTCCAGCATTATTTTGAGGACAATAGTGCTAAAGTATGGCATGATTCATTCAATTTAATATTACTCACTTTTTTTTTTCAAATTTGAGTTTTCAATGTCAATTACCTCCGGATTTGAATCATCTGAAGATCCTTCATCTTCTAATTCAAGTTTTATTTCAAGCTTAGGTTTTATCTCTTGAACAGTTTCACTAAAACCTATATTCTTTTCCTTCTTTTCAATTAATACTTCAATTCTATCTTCAACTTTTTTAATCTCTTTCAGTAATTCTTGTAGTTCTTCCCTTCTAATACCTGTAATTGATTCACTTAAAGAATTAATTGATTCTTTAATACTCGGTGATTCTTCCTCTTTTTCTTCTTCTTTCTTTTCTTCCATTATTTTATCATATATGTTTTTATTTTTCTTATAGACATTTATCGTATCTTTTAAATACCTTCTGACAATTTCAGAGTTAAAACACTTATAAAAAAATATAATTAAAGAAAATGTAGATAGTGAAATAATTGCTCTTCTCATAATTATATATATGATATCAATATTTTTAAATATTATCTGAGATACCATTAAATTAAGTAATGTTTGTTAGTCTTGATGGAACTCCTGCTAATTCTCTGTCTACCTCAGATACATTATCAGGTTCTTTTATATCTTGAATCATCTCAACAAATTCTCCAATAGCATCATAATTTTCATGGACTACTTTGTATCCATCGTCTCCATCTTTGGTTGTAAATTTCTCTATCTCTTTAAGGATAAAATGCGATTTCAAAGCAAATTCCTTCCATTGATCAAGTTCATTCTTCTTTGGAGAATAATGGACTTTCGGTATATCTAGTTTGTTTTCAGATATTTCATAATCTTCCATGTTCATATCGAACAACTTAACCTTTTCGGTAGTTGAAGAATTTGTAATGTCTGGAAATTGAATTCCGAATGCTGGGTAAGCTAACGGACCAAGGTCTTGTCTCGGTACCTCTTCAAGAGGATATATAACTATCCGATGTTTATTGTGAAATATCTTAATCTTCCTCATTGAGTATGCTCCAATAGTAGCAAGGTACATTACTCTATCTTGGGTTCTATCTGGATAATAATTGAATCCCCAGAAGACGACTATATCATAGTCATTGGGGTTATGTACATCCAAAAGGATGTTGTTCTTTTCATATTCTTCTTTCTTTTTTCTTTCAGCTTCCCTTTTCTTTTTTAATTCATCTTTTTCCTTTTTTCTTTGATCGATGATTTTCTTTCTTTCTTCTTCACTGATAGTTGGACATGTCTTAAAGTTATGACCAGTCCCTCTGCAGATAGAGCAGGGCATATTCTTCTAATTGTCTGGAATTCCAGACAATCCAAATTTCAAATTTGAAATATACCTAAAGATAATACTAGAAGATTAAAATTATAAGATGAAAAAGACAAAATGTATGCTCGCGAAAGAATGGTCAAAAGGAATGCCAGCACCACGATCAGATCCTTCTTGCCTTCCCCCGGTTGGGTGGAAAGCATCTGAGAAGTTTGACGGATATCGTGGATTATGGTGCGGTGAAGAAGGCGAGTTTTACTCGAGGGCAGGGAAGATGTTTAATTCTCCGGATCTATATAAGAAAGCATTTCCAAAAGAAGATCTTGATGGTGAACTCTGGTGTGGAAGGGATCAACAAGATTTTCAATATATGGGAGTTGTCAGAAAGAAAATACCGATTGATGAAGATTGGGCAGGTCATATCAAGTACGTCGTATATGATCTTCCAAATCATCCGGGGAACTTTGAAGAACGACTAGTTTCTCTGAAAGATATTGTCGAGAAATGTCAGAAGAAATGGAACAAGATAAGTAAAGTGATGCCAATTCCATATCGCAATATCGAATGTCCACTCGTCATGGCAGAACAGATCACGGTAGAATCAGAAGATCACCTCAAAAAGTACTACGAAGATATGCTCGCAAATGGTGCTGAGGGAGTAATGATAAAGAGACCGGATTGTGGATATGAAGATAAGAGATCAGATAATATGCTAAAAGTCAAACCAGTTTATGATGAAGAAGGCGTCATAGTAGATTACACTGCTGGGAAAGGAAAGAATCAGAAAAGACTGGGAGCATTTGTGTGCCGACCCCTCAGAAATATGGATACTTATCATGTAATTGATAAAGATGAAAATACAGAATACTCGGTATCTGGTATGGATGATGAAGTCCGTGAATCATACAAAGAAACCCATCCTATCGGAACAGTCATAACAATCGAGTACTCGGGAAAGACAGCATCCGGAAAACCAAGGTTCGCAAGATACATGAGAATCCGGGATGATGTAATAATCAAAGATCAAGAAGATATTCCAAAATCAACAGAAAAAAGAGATTTGATCATTCAAATCTTCAAGAAACTCAGTGATTATGAAAGGTCGAATGGGCAGGCATTCAAAGCTTCCTCATATATGAAAGCAATATCAGGTCTTAAAAGTATTTCAGATGACTCGGAACTAACTGAAACAACAATCCTCGCTATTAAAGGTGTTGGAAAAAGTCTTTCCGAGAAAGCAATGTGTATCATAAAGAGTGGGACTTGTCCTGCTTTTGAAAAGATCAAAGATCAAAAAAATCCAAAAGAAATTCTAATGGGGGTACATGGTGTTGGTCCCAAAAAAGCAGCAGAACTCTTGAAATTAGGTATTCAGTCAATTGAAGATCTAAGAGAGCATCCTGGTGTTGAAGAGATACTAACCGATGCTCAAATCATCGGTGTGAATTATTATGAAGATCTCAATACACGTATTCCAAGAAAAGAAATTGAGAAACATGAAATTCTCCTTAAAAAGATGCTATCAAATGTAGATCCTTCTGCTGAATTAACCATCGCTGGTTCATATAGGAGAGGATGCGAAGATAGTGGAGATATTGATGTACTCATCAAATCAAAAGACAAAAAGACATACAATCAATTTATTGAAAAACTAAAAGTGATGAAATATCTTATTGAAGATCTAGCTTATGGAAACAAAAAGTATAATGGAATAAGTCTCCTCGGCACTTCTGGAATTGGAAGAAGGATAGATATTATGTATACAAAACCAGAAGAATACCCTTTTGCGATCCTTTATTTCACAGGATCGGGTGATTTTAACAAGAAAATGAGAGAACAAATAAATGATATGGGGATGAGTATCAATGAATACAGTCTAAAAGATATGGAAACAAAAAAGAAAGTTGATCGAACATTTAAAGTAGAAAAAGACATATTTGATTATCTAAATATGCTCTATGTAGACCCTACTGAAAGATCTTCTTAATGATTTATTTGATTTTCCCCCACGTTGTCTAGATTTAAAACTTTTTTTATTAGTCCTTCTTCTCATCGTTCTACCACCACTTTGATTTTTCTTTTTCTTTTTCTTTTTATCTTTCTTTCTCTTTTTCTTTTTAGTCTTATTTCTATTTGATATTTTTTTTATTCCAACAGCACCCGCAAGTGTTGCTGCCCCAGTAGTTAATACACCCCCCAATGATGTTATTAGTGTTGTTGCTGCTGTCGCGGCACAAGGTATACAAGCAATTGCCATTATATAATATGTTATTATTTTATTTTTTTTGTAATAATATAATATTAATATGGGAAATACTGAAAGTCAGGGTGATAATAATGAAAATAATGAATATGGCGATTACATAACACAACAAAAAAGAATAATAATGGCACAACAAGAACAAATTGAAAGATTATCAAGAATGAACTTAAGATCAAATATTATTCAATCCCAAGCTCAACCTCAAACACAACCCCAACCTCAACCTCAAACACAACCCCAACCTCAACCTCAAACACAACCTCAAACACAACCAAATATGTCTTTAGAATATAAAAGAAATAAACCAAAACTTAACCCATATACAATATTAAATATAAGTAAAAATTATGATGAAACAGCATTAAAAAAAGCATATCTTAAAAAAGCAATGGTAACTCATCCAGATAAAGGAGGAGATCCAAATGAATTTAAGAAAGTATCTATTTCATACGCTATTTTACTAAAAAAATTAAAAGAAAAAGATTCAGATGCTCTTCATAATGATCTGAAAAATGGTAGTAGAGAGTATATACAAAGACAAAATGAAACATCTCTTAAAAATGTTAAATTAACAGAAAAATTTGATGCAGAATTATTCAATAAAATTTATGAAGAAAATAGAATTGACGATGTATATGATAGTGGGTATGGAAAATGGATGGAAGAAAATAAAGCAGATGGCGAAGGTCCTAAAAAAATGTTTAACGGTAATTTCAATAAAAATATGTTTAATAGAGAATTTGATAATTATAAAAAAGAACAACAACAAAACTTAGGTTCTAAATTAGTTAAATATGAAGAACCACGTGTAGACATTTCTTATAAAAATAAAGATTCAATTATGGTTTTGGGTAAAGGTAAAATAGATGATTTTACAGGAGAATCTGGTGGATTAAATTATACGGATTATAAAGATGCTTATACTAATAGTTGTTTAATAGATATAAAATCAGTAAGTATTAAAAGAAGTAAATCAGTATTAGATAAAGAAGCAGAAAGAAAGAAGATTTCATATCAAATGTCAGAGAAAGATATGAAAGTACAAGAATTAAAAAGAATAAAAGAAGAAAAAGAAGAACAAGAAAGAATTATGAGATTAAAACAATTCGAAGAAAGGGCATTTAACAATTATAATGAAGTTCATAAAAGATTATTAGGTAGATAATTAAAATCCAGTTTCATTTGTATTAAATCCACGGGTTCCTATAAATTTCTTTTGTTTATTTGTTAAACACATACAACCTACTCCTCTTCCCATATAAGGTGATTCTTCACAACATTCGGTATTTCCTTTGTTATTACCAAACATCGCCATTTTTTGAATAGATTCTTTATCACCGTCAATTGTGGGTCCGGTCAATGCAGTATCTTGTGTCTTTACACTTTGTATCGGGCTTTGTACACCTTGATAAACATCTAAATCTTCATTTGATACTGTTTGATGATCTTTCTTTTTAACAATAGATTCAAGACATACTCCGTCAAAAGGTCCTATTTTATATACATCTTTTAACTGAACTAATTTAACATCTTTATTAATAGGATCTCCTTTAGGACCTTCAATTTTAGGTATTTCTTTTCCAACTCCCTTTGGACCATCTTTTACTTCTCCTGAACGAGCTTCTTTAACAATACGTTCTTCTTGTTTTTTATAATTTTCAGGATCAGTATTTTTATTTTCCCCTATTTCACCAGAGTTACTTTTTACTTCTTCGGGAGATACACCCGGAACATTAAGACCAACATTAACCGGTTTACCTCCTCTTATAATTCTCTGTAATTCATTTGAAGTTTCTGTTAATTCAGCCGTGTTTTCATCCGCATTCTCGCTTGTTAAACCTTCTATTTGATTTTTAGTTGTCTTACAAATTATTAAGGCAGTTGTTGCTGTTAATATCATCATTGTTGTATAATCATCAGATTTAACATATACCATCATAACATATAAATATATTATGATAAGAATAATTTGCCTATACTTATAAATAGTTTCAAATAATTTCATCTATTTATTAGTTATAAATATTTTATTATTTAAAAATATATATATTAAAATATAATTATAAGAATTACAACATGGATCAATATAATACTATTAATGATTGGTCTCTTTGGTATCATTCGATAAATGATAATAATTGGAAAAACTCAAGCTATAAAAAAATGCTAGACATTAATAACTTTTTTGATTATAAATTTATTATAGATAATTTTAAACAGAACCATTATCAAAATGGTATGTTTTTTTGTATGAAAGATGATATATTTCCAACTTGGGAAGATCCAAATAATAGACAAGGTGGTTGTTTATCTTTTAAAGTATACTCAAAAAATATAGTAAATGAATGGGATACATTACTCTTAAAATGTATAACAAATAGTATATTGAAAAATAAAAAGAATATCATAAATGGAATATCCATTTCACCTAAAAAAGAATTCAATATTGTAAAAGTATGGTTTTCAGAAAATTCAGAAGAATATAAAGATAATTTTATAGAATTTGGTAATGATTTTAATTTAAGTACTTCAGTTTATAAAAAACATGAAATTTAAGTACTATTTGGTGCCAAGCATAATTTAATATCACCTAAAGAAGCCACCAAATATCTAATAATTAATGGATAATCATTCTTAATATATAAATTAATCTGTTGACACAAATTTGTACATTTTGTAAATAATATCAAATATTTAAGTGAAAATTCTCCCTGAGTAGGTTCTGCCTCATTAGTACTTTGCTTAAATTGTAGGCCATTACTATTATTTGGTTCACTTAAAATAGTTTCTTGCGAAGCAAAATCACCATGACAATTTAACATTAATTGATTACCCATACTTTTAATTTCTATATTTTCTCCAATATTTATCATATCTCTAATAAGTTTTTGAAAATCTCCAGATGGTAATGATAATTCTGTATCAAACTCAGCAGGAGGAATAGATATATTTTCTTCTGTGATATCTAATAAATTTAATTTAAATACTGTCTGTGAATTTTTCTCATTATTAGTAATCAATATTCCCAATTTATTCTCATTATCCTTATCAATGAATAATGTCAATGTTTCTGAATTACCCATCGTTTTTATCAGTTTAAAAAAGTTTAACATATTAACACCAACAATAGTCTTATTTGGACAATAATATTCTTCAAAATTATGATTATCCAATTTCATATGAATTAAAATAGTTCGAGTAGAATCCATCGCCATGAGTTTAATACCACTTTCATCAAATATAAAATTTGCCTCAGTTAATATCTCTTTTAATGCTTCAATAAGTATTCTAAATGCTCCTGCTTGCTCAGTTCTAATATTAAGGATTTGATTGTTAGTATCAAAATTCATTTTATTTTAAATTTAATCTTATAATCTTTAAATAATAAATATATTACTATTAAATAATGACTTTTAGTGAAAATGTAACTTCTATCGTTGATGATTTAGATCTTGACAAGCCATATGATAAAGCTATTATAAAACATAGATTTTTAGATGAAATATCTTATTATGAACAAAAAAGAGACCATACAAAAAAATATTATAATGGTTTTAGATTTATTGTAACAACAGGAAGTATATTACTTCCAGCAATATTATCTATGGGTCAAATGGATCCAAATAAACTACCCAAACATTTTGATATGATTAGCTATTGGGCATCATGGACTATTTCCCTACTTGTAACCGCGAGTAATGGATTTCTACAGTTATTTTCTCTTGATAAAAATTATTTCAGTTATTCAATGGTGGTTGAACAACTTAAAACAGAAGGTTGGCAATTTTTTGGATTATCAGGTAAATATGAAGACTATCCAAACCATCAATCAGCATATAAAAACTTCTCAAAATCAGTTGAAGGAATCAAAAGAAAACAAGTTGAACAAGAATTTCAAAATGGTAAAAGCGAAAATAAAAAGAAAAAATTCGATTTTAAAGGAGAAATGGAAAGATTCGCAAAAGAACAAAGTGCACCAATTATTCAAAATATCCCACAACAAACAATCACTAATCAACCACAACAAGGATTAAATAATCTTATTAATCAAGCACAAACATTAACTAATATAGCCGGACAAGCACAAGAATTAACTAATATTGTTAATGAAAAAAAAGAAAATATATCTAATGTCTTGGAAAAAAAAGAAGATATTGAAAAAAATTTAAAAGAAGTTTCAGAATCCTCGGTAAAAGAAAAAATAGTAAAAGAAAAAATAGTTGAAGAAAATAAATAAGTAATTATATAAAGAATATTTTATCTATAATATATTATGTCGTATGAATTCATCAAGGGAATTATAGAATCGGATGAATTTTTATCAGAATATAGTAATTATATAAAATTAAATAAACGCGATGATATAATTACTTTCCTTGATAATATTGAAACAAATAAGAAATATTATAGAATGAATATAAATAAAAATAAAAGATATAAAAAAGAAGTTGCTCAAGATACATCTATAATTAAAGAAATTAATGGTCTTGTTAATAAAATAACAGATATGAACTATCTAAATGTTAAACCCCTTATTATTGAAAAAATAAAATATGATCATCTAATCCCATACATAATTGAAAATATTTGTGATAATTCAATATTACATCATAAGTACATTTCTCTATATGTTGGTATTTTAAAAGAAATAAAATCTGAACACAAAACAAAAATAATACTTAAAATATGTAATAATTATCATTCTAAATTTTTTGATAAAAAAGAAAGTGATGAAAAAAATATGACATATCAAGAATTATGTTCTAAAAATAAAAATATTGATAATATAATCGGTTTATCATTATTCATTACTCATTTAGAAAAAGAAAATATAATTGAAGATTATATTGATAATATTCTAAAACCATTCATGGATAATATTCTAATAATTGAAGATAATGTAGAAATTTATAAGATGATTTTATCTTTTTATAATATATCTCAAATACATTACAAAGATAAAAATATTCCAGAATTATATGTTTCAAAGCTCAATGAACTTAAATCAAAAACAAAATCGTCAAAAATAAAATTTAAAATAATGGATATTCTTGAACAATAATATTAATACTTAAAATAAAGTATTATTATATAATTATTAATTATATTATGAATAATATAACTGGTACAACCACATTTGAATATATTGTAGAATCAGATCAAATAAATAGTCCTTATAATAATTGGGATAATTTAAATTATAATTTTGATAATTCAGGAAATATATTAATACAAGAAAAAGAAATGGATGAAAATATAACAAAATTAACATCCTTAAAAAAAGAAGTACTCGATATATTAAATGGACAAACTGGATTAAACGATGCTGAAAATGATCATCTAAATTATGAAAATAAAGAAATGGATGATATTATTTCAAAACTTAGAACTTTTTCAGAAGAATTTAAAAATATTCAAGATGATTTAGTAAAAGCAGATAAAGATCTAAAATTAGAAATGGATAAAGCAAAACAAAATATTAAAAAACTTGATTCGTCAGTTAAATTTTTTAAAGATATTTCTGATAGTGAAAATGAAAAAGTTAAAGAAATAATTACACTAGTAAATGCTCTCCACGACGAAGTATCAAATAATGAAGAATTAAAAAATGCCAAAGAAAATTATATTAAACAGAGAAAAAAATTAGAGAAACATATTTATCTAATAAAAGAAATTAGTAATTGGAATAAATCATCCGCAACATGTACTATATGTTTAACCGGAACAGTTGATCATTTTATTAATCCCTGTGGCCATACTTTCTGTAAAACCTGTTTAATAGAAACTATAAATAGACATAATGTTGTAGAGATAAGTGAAGATAATTTATATAATACGAGAAGAGATGAAAGTAATTGTCCACTATGTAGGAAAAATATTATAACTGTTAAACCTCTTTTTTTTTCATAATTGTTCTAATAGTTGTTTATAGAAATCTCTCTTTTTCATATCTTTTGATTTAATTTTGACAAAAATGTAATATTTGTCAGGATTAATATTAACATTTCTAACATTACTCAATTTTATACCAATATTATCATCTTCAATACAATATATCTTTCCTATATATTCTAATTCCAATGTATTGCGTTTAATACAATATATCTTATCATTTATATAAAACCGTTTATCTTCATATTCTAATTTAATTATTTTTTCTCGAACACGTTTTTCGAGAAAATTTAATAATGTATCTTTTTTATCATTCGAATAACTTAATATTGTTTTTAAAGGTTCTATATCCATATTATTACTTAAATTTTATTTTAAATTTAAATAATATATAAATGGATTTAAAATTACCATTAGATAAAAATCAAAATAATGAAAATTATAAAACAATTATAAGTACAATAGAAAATTGTATAACTATAGATATATTAAATATTGAAACAAATTGTAATTATGAACTATTAATAAGTCGAGATGGACCTCTCTGGAATAAATATAAACCTTTCTTTCAAGATTTTAGTGAAATGTTTGATCTTCTTAATAAAACTTTTGATGTAAATAATAGTTCTCAAGACTGGTCAATAGTTTCAGAAACATCTGAAGAAATATATATTGATATAAATGTTGAAGGTGTTTTTGGTTTTAATTTTATGATTAATATACCAAAAGAAAAAGAAGAAAATGCATATTTATATAGATTAATACATAAATTAGAAGAAAAAATAAAAGTAATGGAACAAAGATTAAATAAACTCGAAAATAGCTAATATTCCTCAGCAGATTCATAATCAGAACTACTCTCATAGTCACGTACCTCTGCCAATGGTGACCAACATAAATGATATCTTAAAGATTTCACTTCTTTAATATTATGATATACTGCCCATATTCTATATGCGGTAGCACATCCACGCTTCTCTTTACTCCAAAATAGATACTGAGTCCCTTTCTTTTTAAATTCTTCTATTCCAGTTGGTTCTCTTGAATTAAATGAATTATACCTATAACCCTTATATTCACCAGTTATTAACATATTACATGAACCCAATCTCTTACTATCTTCACTATAATCTTTATTTTCATTGTAATATATCTCGTGACCATTGTTTGTTAAATTATTACTCGCCCATTTTAATGCCTCTTTAAATGTTTCAAATGATTTATGTCCCAATACAGCAATCTTTTCATACGTCTTCCATTGAGAATATGTTATACTCTTTTTACCACTACTTGCCAACTTTACAGCATATTTAGCCTTCTTTTCATTATTTATCATATATAATCTTGTTCTTTCATCACTATATATATTTACAGGTATGAAATCCTCTTTTTTTAATGTAGAATTATACGTTAATGTAAATCTACCAGCCATCTGAGATCCAGAATCACTTTTAGCAATATTAGAATGTAACATCCCATCAGTAAATCTCACCTTCTCATTAAACGGATTCTGAATAGTTATTCCCCTCTCAACACATCGAGAACCAGTTACTAATATTGGATTATCTTTCCAAAATTCACGGACAACCTCAATTATCTTCCAAAATTCATTCTCATTTTCTTTAATTAATTGCTTTTTCTTAAAATTCAACTTATAATATTCTTTACCACCAGTCATCTTTAACACATTATTTAAACTTAAACGATTTAAAGATTCTTTAAATTTTTCAGGTATTTTTGGTATCCTATTATTACTATAATCATGTACGGGACTTAAATAACCCTCAGAAATATCACTTGGAATAAATATATTAAAACCATCTGAATTAACAACTATACTAACACAATTATAAACATTTGTAGACTCTTCAGCAATATCATAATGAGACTCTTTTAAAATCATCCCAGGAGCAAATATAAATCTATATCTTCTCACTTTTCCACCATCTACATATTGAATCTTATTCATCATAGAACGCAATGAATCCATATATTCATGTGTACCAATATTTATCCAACCAGCATCTTCTAAACTCATATATTCTCCAAGTGTATTTTTAACTTTGTACAATTCCATTTCATTATATTTTTTTAATAACTTTTTTGGAGTGGCAGTAATATAATAATCATTAATATAATCACAATCCAATTTTTCCTCCAATTCTCGTAAAATACTATTAATAGTTTTATCTGCCTCATCAAAATAGATATTTATAGTAGGTATTGAAAATGGAACTATACCAGGACGCCCAAGAGAATCTTTTTCAGTTAATAAATCGATTAAACGTCTCATTTGTGGCAACCTTACTGAATTTGTTAATGTAATTATATTTCTTATACCTTCTGTAATTATCAAACCAATTACATGGGTAGCAATTTGTCTTCTACTTACACCTTCAATATCACTCGATTCACAATTAATAGAAATTGTTTTAGAATCATCTCCACGGTACATTTTAAAACCATCTACTTCTTTTATTATTCTTTCGCTTGTTTGTAAACCAAGCATACAAAGATTATCTGTAAAAATTATATTTATACTTGAACCTAAATTGGTTAATATATCATTTATTATTTCTTGAGTTTTTCGATTTTGTGTTGGTTTATATATTAATGTTTTCATTTATCATTCATATAATTACTATTTTTATCCATAAATATTTTTAATCAAATTTGAAAATATTTTAAGTTAATATTATTAAAATAAACAAATAAAAAAGGAAATATGGCATCGGCGGGTCGCTTCGATACGAACAAGGTAAACTATAATATTAGTTACTATCTACATATGTTTAACTCGGGGAACATCACAACCCCTAAGTATCAAAGAGAGCACTGTTGGAAGCCGGAGTTTGAAGTGAAGTTGATTATGTCTATTCTTGCCGGAGTAGATCTTCCAAAGATATACCTCGGACAAATCAAAGAAACTGGAGAAACTCACCTTATTGATGGTG